AACTAGACTTTCCTGACTCTGGATTTACGGACAGCTTCTAATGTTGTTAGATAACATCAAACAATTTACAGAAGAAATATCTAGAGTAGAATTAAATCACCTTGATCCTATGAGAGTACGTATATTCTTGTCGGGATTAATTGAAGAAGAAGAAATGAGAATGAGTAGATATACAACAGGAGTTATGCCTAGCTTGGTAAAAGAACTAAATGATTTACTAGACTTGGTAAATGATATTGAACCTGCAAGTAAACTACAACATGATAATTTATTTGAGATTGCAAAAGGTATAACAACTGTACGAGATAAAATTATTAAGGAGTTTTTGTTATGACAACAGAAATATTTGCCTTGAAAAAAGAAGTTAAGATATTAAATGAACAACTGTATGAACAATACAAAAGAACGAAAGAACTTAAAGAACAAGTAGATTATTTAAAAGATAAATTATCTGCAGCAGAAGCAAAGTTAGAAGAATTTTCAGAAAGAAAACTAAATGCAAACTGAACTTATATCTTGTCTTGGCACAGACTTAACTGTAGTAAATTCTGCACGTGTATCCTTTGACAAGGAAAGTGATTGGGAAGTAAACCATAGTGTTCGTAGAGAACTGTCATCGAAGGACACTGCGTTGATACGTTACCTTGCCAAGCACAATCACTTCACACCCTTCACACATTGCATAATAACATTACGTGAAACTATTCCTATCTTTGTTGCAAGGCAAAGGTTCAAACATACAATAGGATTTAGTTATAATGAAGTTAGTAGACGGTATGTTGACGATACTCCAGAGTTTTACACTCCAGATATGTGGAGAGGTAAAGCAGACAATGCCAAGCAAGGTAGTAGTGAGAAAGAGATAGATATTAATCCTACTGTACAAGGTGTGCCGCCAGCATTGGTTGACGTATATCAACATGCATTGAACACATGCAAGTGGACGTATGAAAATCTATTAAGAAAAGGTGTGTGTCCTGAACAAGCAAGGATGGTCTTGCCTCAGTCAATGTATACGAGTTATTATGTTACTGGTTCTCTTGCTGCATTTGCACGTGCTTACAAGTTACGTATTGACAAGCACGCACAAAAAGAGATACAAGAACTAGCAGAAAATTGGAACGCAATCATTAAGGATTTATATCCTGTATCATGGGAAGCATTAACTAATGGCAAGTAAAAAAGACATAGGAACTAACGAAAAACCTGTGGGAAAAAGATCGTAAGACAATCTTCCGTGAGTTACTGTCTACTTATATGGAAGAAGGTTATAACAGAAAGGAAGCAAAGAAGTTAGCTTCCATTGAAACAGAGGAGATTATGGCAGGTGATATGGCGTTTGTCGATGAGTTACTAAACAACCAAGAGGAGTAAGTGCGATGAAGAAGAAAGCCAAGCAGCGTGATCCTAACTGGCGTTGGATGCGTGCCTTGGGACACAAGGTAGTCAAGGACAAGACAATCTACTCACGTAAACTTAAACACAAAGGAACGAGAAAAGATGTACCGTCTGGTGAACAAGACCATCAATCAATCTATTGATACAGGAACACTAGACGAGATGCGTGATGTTCTTGAGTCAATAAAGTCCTTGACTAACCATCTTAAATACTCTAATAGATTAAGTCATAGTCAGCGTAAACTGACAGTCTATGGTGACACAAGCGAAACTGTTTATAGGATTGTGAAACTATGATGCAAACGGAAAGCCACGTGGTGAAGCGTGGTCCTTGTCCTGCATGTGACTCAAGTGATGCATGTATGACATACAGTGATGGACACTCATACTGTTTCAGTTGTTCTACTTACTTTAAATCAAACGATATGGAAGATATGACAATGCAACCACAACAAAGCACAGTACGACCAATGACAGTTAACGGACAGATCACTAGCATTCCTGACCGTAAAATATCAGAGGCTACTTGTAAGAAGTATAATGTACGTACAGTAAAAGATAACTCTAATAAGATTGTACAACATCTATATCCTTACTATGACAAGGACAACAATCATGTAGGTGACAAGGTTCGTAATTTACCCAAGGACATTCGAGCCATTGGTAATGTCGGACAGGGTACACTCTTTGGACAGAACCTATTCAATCAGGGTGGTAAGTATGTCACTATCTGTGAGGGTGAACTTGATGCACTCGCAGCATATGAAATGCTTGGTAGTAAATGGCCTGTCCTTTCCATCAAGGACGGTGCAGCATCTGCACTACGCAACTGCAAAGCAAATCTAGAATACTTGTCACAGTACGAGAACATCGTCCTGTGCTTTGACAATGATGATTCAGGACGCAAGGCAGCAAAGCAGGTTGCCTCTCTCTTTGAACCTAACCAATGCAAGATCGTACACCTTGAGTACAAAGATGCTTGTGAATACATTCAGAGTGGTAAGCGTGAAGAGTTTACCCGTGCATGGTGGAACGCTAAGATTTATACACCAGCAGGTATTCTTAATCTTGCTGACATGGGTGATGCACTGTACGAGGAAGGTAACTACAAGACCTGTCTCTATCCTTGGCAGGGTATCAATGACAAGCTGTATGGTATTCGTACTGGTGAACTTGTTACGTTCACTGCAGGTACAGGTACTGGCAAGTCAAGTGTGATCAGAGAACTTATGCACCATGTTCTGAATAACACAGAAGAAAACATTGGTGTTATCTCTTTGGAAGAGAATGTACGTTCAACTATCTTTCATCTAATGTCAGTTGAAGCTAACGCTCGACTGTATATCAGAGAGATACGAGAGCAGTTCAGCCGTGAAGACCTGACCACATGGCAAGAAGCAACGGTAGGTACACGTAGGTTCTTTGCCTTCGATCACTTTGGTAGTATGAAGACTGATGAGATACTTGGTCGCATTCGCTACATGATCAAAGCCTTGGACTGCAAGTGGATATTCCTTGATCACTTGTCCATTCTAGTGTCAGGCTTAGAGGGTGACGATGAACGTAGAAACATTGACAACTTGATGACCAAGCTACGATCTATTGTTGAAGAGACTAACGTAGCACTGTTGCTTGTCTCTCACTTACGCAGAGGCAGTGGTGACAAGGGGCATGAAGATGGTAAGGAAGTTAGCCTTGCTCATCTACGTGGATCACAATCTATTGCACAGTTGTCTGATGCAGTGGTAGCTATGGAACGTGATCAGCAATCAGATGATCCTAACATTGCTAACACTACAACCATTCGCGTACTAAAGAACAGATACGCAGGAGATACTGGTGTTGCATGTCACTTGTTCTTTAATAGTGATACAGGACGCTTGACAGAAGTAGACAATCTAGGTGATAATGGGGAGGAAGATAACTTAGAAGAGGTACTCTAATGGATGTAGTTCTAGACATTGAAACTGATTCTCTCAACGCTACACTGGTGTACTGTATCGTAGCAAAGGACAGAGAAACAGGTAAGCACCATGTCTGGAAGGGTGATCAGTGCATCAAGACGTTTCCCATCTTTGCTAAACGAGTGAACAAGTTTATAATGCATAATGGTATATCGTTTGATGCACCTACCCTTAACAGATTGTTAGGTACACAGATCAAACTGTCACAGGTAGAGGACACATTGATACTGTCTCAACTAACTAATCCTGTTAGAGAAGACGGTCATTCTCTTGAGGCATGGGGTGAGAAACTTCAGTTCAATAAGATTGACTTTAAAGATTTTAGTCACCTATCAGAAGAGATGGTCACATATTGTAAGAGAGATGTGGACATAACTGAACGGGTATGGATCAACCTTCAACCAGACATACAAAAGATTGATCGACGTTCTATTGATCTTGAGTACAAGATACGTGCGTTGGTCAGTCAACAAGAAAGGAATGGGTTTACTCTTGATTTACAGAAAGCAACTAGCCTTACCGCACGGTTACAAGACAAGTCATTTGAATTGGAACGAGAAGTTCAAACAAGATTTGTTCCTATTCCTGTGGCGGTTAAAGAGGTTACACCTCGTTACAAAAAAGATGGTAGTCTTTCTTCTGTGGGTCTGCGGCATATACAAGACCCAACAACAGTTGCAGGACCACACACTTCAATTGACTACCAAACATTTAATCTTGCCAGTCGTCAGCAGATCGTTAATAGACTAACTAGATGTGGCTGGCAACCAGATAAGTTCACTGAAAAAGGACATGCAATCGTAGATGAATCTGTGCTTCGCGGAGTTGATATCCCTGAAGCACAGATGATTGCAGAATATCTTACGTTAAAGAAACGTATTGCACAGGTCCAATCATGGATTGATGCGGTACATGAGGATGGTAAAGTACATGGACAAGTTCTTACATTACGTGCTATCTCTGGTAGGATGGCACATCATTCTCCAAACATGGCACAAGTTCCTGCATCTTATTCACCGTATGGTAAGGAGTGTAGAGAATGCTGGACTGTTGGAGATGCAGCTAATGTTCTTGTTGGTTGCGATGCTTCTTCGCTTGAACTACGGGCATTAGCCCACTATCTTAACGATCCTTCCTTTACAAAAGAAGTTGTGGAAGGTGACATTCATACAGCAAACCAAAAGGCAGCAGGTCTTGATACACGTGATCAGGCCAAGACATTTATCTATGCGTTTATCTATGGTGCAGGTGCAGCAAAGATAGGTCAGATCGTTGGCGGTACATCACAAGATGGTCAACGTCTAATAGGATACATTTCTTGGTAACGTACCTGCTCTTGCCGTGTTAAGAGAAAGGGTTGACAGGGCAAGTCAAAGAGGTTATCTTAAAGGTCTTGATGGTAGATGGTTGAAGGTTCGCAACCAACATGCAGCAGTCAATCTTCTCATTCAAGGTGCAGGTGCAGTTATCTGTAAGCAATGGCTAATTGAAATAAATAGTTTGGTGCGGCAGCATCAGGTCAAAGCTAAGTTAGTTGCATCCATACACGATGAGTATCAGCATGAGGTATACAGACCACAAGCTGATAGATTTGGTGAACTAACAAAACTTGCAATGAAGAATACAGAAAGGAGTTTGAAAATTAAATGCCCACTAGACAGCGAGTACAAGATAGGCCGGAACTGGTCAGAAACACACTGATACAATTATCAGATACTGAAATTAAATTATACACTGAGATAGGTCAGGCACGTTATAATAATAATAGAAAGAAAAGTGTAAAGGATACTGCAGCTAAACGAGACAAAAATGATCCTTATAAGTTTGATATCCTTGGTGTTGGTGGAGAGTTAGCACTGTACAAAATGATTGGTGAGTATCCAGATGGTGTTATGGATATTGGTATACGTTCAATGGAGAGAGGAACTGATAAAGGAGATTTACTTCTTGATGGTCTTACCGTTGACGTTAAGACAACAGATCATGTGTATGGTAGACTACTTGCTGTAAGTAATAAGTGTCTTGAAGTTATTGATCTATTCGCCTTGGTCATAAAGCTATCAGATAATAACTTTATGCTGAAAGGATTTTACCCCTGCCATATGCTGATTAAAGAAGAGAACTTTAATAGAGCAGATGGTAAATTTGTTAGACCCTGTTATAACGTAGGACAAGAGGAGTTGATGGACTATGCAGTAGCATTAAAAAAATTACCACCACTGAAAAAAAGTGCTTGACTATCTGATTAAGGTCAGGCATACTTCGCAAATCGTTGAATGAAAAGCCACATGGTGTGG